CGCCGCATCGCGTGCACGCCCAGGCCGTGGCGCGCCGCGTCCTCGAATACCTCCCCCAGCAGCTTCCTGCCCTCCCCCACATACGGCGCCGCCGCGAGGCGGTCGCCGTTGACCCGGACATGCGTCCAGTCGATGTAGCGGTCGGTCACGCGTCGGATTCGTCCAGCGCGCTCAGGCTGTACTCCAGGGCCAGCTTGCCGCCGGCGGCCAGGCCGGACAGGTCCGCGCCGAACCGCGCGGCCGCGATCAGCAGGCCGGTCGTCGCGCTCTTGGCCGATGCGCTGGCCAGCGCGGCACCGCGGATGGTGTACGGCCCCCCGGTGCTCAGGGTCATCGTCGCGTCCGCCAGCTCCGCGGCGTTGGTGAGCTGCTGCGCGGTTGCCGCTTCGGTGGTCCAGGGCAGCCGGGTGCTCGCGGTGTAGGCGGTGAACTCGGTCGCATTGCTGACCCAGTTGGCCCCGGTCCACGTCGTGGCAGGGGTCACGTTGCCGGTGAACGCGGCCAGGTACAGGCTGCCGGCGCTGGCGTGCCCGCCCAGCAGGTTCAGCAGGAAGTTGAGACCTTCGCCGACCACGCGGTTGGGCCGCTCGATCACCTTGGGCCCGAAGCCCTCGCCCGGCGCCGCGTAGCGGTGGGCGAACGCGCCGCCGATGAACGCACGGGCGCCGGGGACGTAGATTGCGCCGTCGTCGGCAATTTCATGCCGATTGGTGCGCAGCGCGCGCATGGCATCGCGGATGAAACTGCTCGAACCGTTCATTTCGTCGTTGCTCCAGTTGAGGGTGACCACTTGCCTGCCGGGCAGCGCTCGCTGGCCAGCCGGACCTTGACCGCGAGCAGGCAGACGCACAGCTCGCAGAAAACCTTGATGGCCGGCGTCGGCCCCTTCGCGTGCTCGCACGCGCGGCACAGCGCGCGGCGCTGCTCCACCGTGGCGGGATCCACTGCCGGATCAGCCGGAGCTGCCGTCGTAGATCACGTGGGCGATCGCCTTGTCGCGCACGGCCATGGACTGCGGCCGCGCGCCGCGCATCGCGGCGACGAACTGCTGCAGCCCGTTCTCTTCGCGGAACAGCGTGGCGGCGCGATCGGCACCGTTGAGCACCGCCAGGCCCTGCTTGGGCGTGGCGATCGCGCCGCTCGGGCCGCCGATGCACACCTGGCCGTCGGCCGCGATCCAGACCGGCACGCGCTCGGTGTCCTCGCCGCCCAGGACGTTGCCGGGGATCCGGCAGTAGGAGCCGGGGATGGCGCCGGTGGACTTCTTGATGTTCAGCGACCAGCCCGCCGGGTCCGCGCCCGCGAAGAAGTAGGTGCGCTTGCCGGCGGCCACGTACACGCCGCTCGAGGCGCCCTCGGACACTGGCGCGAACAGGTCGATCTCGTCGGCGAAGCGCAGCACGTAGCGCACCGGGTCGGTCAGCCCGTAGCGCAGCGGCGGCGACCAGCGCAGCGTGCGGCCGTCGGCCACGAACTGGCGGCCGTTGAGCAGGCCGACGATCTGGCCGGGCGGCATGGCCGTCAGGAACTGTGTCTCCAGCGCGCGCCCCGCCGCCGGCTGGCCGATGACCAGCGTCGTCGTACCGGCGGGCAGCACCGAATGCAGCCGCAGCACCTGGTCGTTGGCATCGGACACGAACACGCCGATCGCCAGCGCGGTGAGCGGCTGCGGGATGTTGGACAGGCTGATGCCCTGCCCGGCCTGCACCTGCGCGACCGCCGCCAGCGTGCTGCCCGACTCGCGGCCCAGCGCGTCGATGAAGGTCACCGCCACCTGGTACTGGCCAGCGGCCAGGCTGTAGCCGTCCACCGCGGCCGGGGTGGGCTGGCCGGCCGGCGTCTCCGGGCCCCAGTCGTGGCGCTGCAGGGCCAGGTCGATCACGCCGCAGGCGGTGCGGTTGCTGTAGAACACCCGCTCGCCGATCTTGGCGTAACTCAGTGGCGCATTGCCCACGACCACGCCCAGGCCCGACACCGCCCCGCTGGCGTCGATCGCCTGCAGCTCGCCGTCGTCCACGAACAGGCCCACGGGGAACTCGTCGTCGGTCCACAGTGAGTGCGCCAGCGTGCCGGCGTGGAACCGCGCCTGCCCGCGCCGCCGCGTCGGGATGCCGGCCGCGTCGATGTCGACGTTGTCGGCCTCCCGCAGCCCCAGCGGCCGCCCATCCTCGGCGCGCGGGATCGCGTCCTCCTTGATCGCATTCACCACGCCCAGCGGCCACGGGCCGATGCCGCGCAGGGCCCGATCGCTGACGCCGGCCATGGCTAGATGAACTCCGCGGGCACGCCCACCAGCGGGCTGATTCCCCACAGGCGCACCTCGGTCATGCTGGGCAGGCGGCCGACCTTCGCCTCGAACGCGGCCAGGTGCGCGGCCGCGCGCTTGTCATCGTTCTGCTCGCTGTCCTTCGAGCTGAAAGCGCGGTAGGCCGCCCAGTCCAGCAGGTCCATATGCCAGTGAGCCGGGATCACAGGCTCGTCGCTGTCGTCGGCCATGACCTCGGACTCGCTCGGCATACGCCACACGCTCAGGCGCAGCGTGCGCGCGACGTCCAGCGGCCGGTCGAAGTAGAGATAGCCGTCCTGGTAGTCGGGGATCCAGTGCCGCGGCGCGCCCGCGGTGGCGGTGTCCCAGCCTGGCTCCCGCTTCCACAGGCGCTTGGCCGTGGTCCCGGACAGCTCGCATCCATCCCCGAACCGGGCGTGGCGGACGGCCAGAATGGTCGGGGCGAGCCGGACGCGCTGCGCGAGCGGCGGGACGGCAATCTGGGTCGCCGCGCTGGTGCTGTCGATCAGCGCGCGGGCGCGCAGGCACACCTGGCGCTGCGCGTCGTCGAGGAAGGCGTCCAGGGCCTCGTCCTCGTACAGAAACGGCTCGACCGCATCGTCGAGCACGTCCCGGCGCAGCGCCTTCTTCAGCTCGCCCAGCTCCATTAGCCGGCGACCCCCAGGTGCGCCTGCACGACGTCGATCCAGCCCTTGCGCGGGCTCTCATCGGTGCGGGCCTTCTCGGCGGCCAGGGCGGCGCGGAGCTCGTCCGCGCTGAACGTGTTCACCTTGCCCTTCAGGTCCTTGATGCTCAGGTCCCGGATCTCGGTGACGCGGGTGGCCGCGATCGCCGGAGGCGTGGTGTCGCCGGTGCTGACCGGCGGCGGCGGATCCTGCGATGCGCCAGGCTGCTTGGGCGGCACCACCACCGCGCCGCTCTCCGGCGTCGGCGCCTTGGCCTGCTTGTCGAGCACCAGCCGGTACACGTCCGGCATGCTCAGCAGCCGGTGCTGGTGCAGTTCTTCGTCGACCACCGCGACGTGGGGGGCACCAGGTGCGTTGGTTTCGGGCTGGAAGTGGTAGCGGCCGGCGGGCCAGCGGTCGTCCTGGTCGAAGGTGACCTCGGTACCGCCCTGCCGATGGATCAGGCATTGGATCTTCATGGGTGACTCCTGAAATGGATACGGCCACCCGAAGGCGGCCGTATCCGGTTGCAGCCGAAGGCTCGGATCAGCCGTCGATGGTGGCGTCGAACGGGCGGCTGACCTGGTCGAACACCACCTTGCCGGTCGCGGCCAGGGTGGCGTGCGCCCCGAGCGCGTGCAGGTAGATCGGCGTCGGCTGGTCACGCGAACCGACACCGTCGGGCTGCACGAGCAGGTCCTCGCCACTCAGGACCACGGCCGTCTCCGACGCTGCGGTGCCCTTCAGGGCGTCCGCATCGTCGGCCGTGCCGATGGAGTAGTCGCCCGTCGGCGAGTTGTGGGTGTCCAGGACCGGGACCGCGATGCGGCACAGGTGCGGGACCAGCACCTCGCCGGCCGGCACTTCGCCGATCTGGATGCGATCGGAGGTGGTGGCGGCGAAGCTGGTGGGGCGGTACGAGGCCGCCAGGTCGAACTCGAAGTGGTTCAGGGTGAGCTGGCCCGCATCTTCACTGGTGCGGACGTTCTTGCTCACGCCGGGGTTGCGCGCGGTAGCCATGGCAATTACCTCTGGATGCTGGATGCGTGGATGGAGCCTTGGTACCGGGCCGCCGCGGCTGCGACGGCCCGGGTGCGGGCGTCCTGGGCGCTTACTGCACGATGGGCGAGTAGACGTCCGCGGCGATCGAGCCGTAGCGCTCGTCGTTGAACACGGTCGCCTTCACGCCGCTGATGCAGCCGGTGGTGATGACGATCTCGTTGCCGCGGTCGTCCGTTTCCTCGTTCCAGTCCATGCGCAGGCCGCCGCCCGGCGAACCGAACGCCTGCACCATCGCCTGCATGCCGATGAACAGGTTGCGCGCGGCCGGGACGTTGCCGCCCGCGCCGTAGTCGTCGAAGCGGATCACGCCCTGGTGCTCGTGCAGGACCACGTTGTTGTAGAGCCCCAGGCCGCCCTTGAAGATCGGGTTGTTGCGGCCATTGGCCGCCGCCGCCGCCTTCTGGATGTCCAGCCACTGGCCGGTGTTGGTGCCAGTGCGCAGGCGGAACTCGTCGCCCGGGCTCATCAGGTACACGTAGCGGTTCTCGCCGTCGATCACGATGGGCCGGATCTTCGGCTGGCGCTTGCTGCCGCCACCCATGGTCTTGGCCTTGGCCACCAGCCGGTCGATCAGGGTCAGGCTGATGCCGTCGGCGGTGGTCAGGCTGCCCTTGGACGTGGCCGAACCGCCGTAGAGCTGGTGGTTCGCATCGGGGGCCTGCAGCGGGTTGCCGGCGAAGCCGGTCCAGTCGGTGTCCTCGATGAAGTCGTCGTTCACGCCGCGGGCGCCGGCGGCGTAGACGTTGATCGCCTCGTCGTTCCAGCGCTGCCACCAGTCGCCGCTGAGCTTGCGGCACAGCATGCGCAGGTCGTGCAGGACGCGCTTGCGGGTCATGCGGCCGCCGGCCGACACGCTCGAACGCACCTGGTCGATCTTCAGGCTGTCCGTGAACTTCTTGAGCTCTTCTTCCTTGCCCTTGATACGGTCATCGCCGTAGGTGGCCTTGCCGCGGAGCTGGGCGAACAGGTCGAAGCTGATGGTGTCGCCGGCATCCGATTCCAGCTCGGTCAGGATCTGGATCGGCACCTCGGCATCGCGGCCCTTCTTCGCGAAGCGGTTGTCCCAGTAGGACTTGCGCGCCTTGTCGACGAAGAGCATGGCGGAAAAACGCTTGACGGCGCTGGGATCGCCAACGCCAAAGAC